CCCAACCCCAAGACATTTCCGAGGAGGAAACCATGTCAACAGTAAACCCAACGGTTGAGGCTTCGGCTGAGACTGTTCCAACAGCACCAATCTTCGCAACCGCACGTCGTGAAGTTAAATTGCCAACCGCAGCCGAATACATCGCAGCTGCTGTTTCAGGTGGCGATCAGTGGCGCGAAATGTCAGAAGCACTCCGCGCAGCTGCACCTGACATTGTCACCACCGACACTCCGGGCCTTTTGCCAACACCAATCGTTGCTCCTGTTTACAACAACTTCATTGGACGCCGTCCAGTTGTTGACGCAATCGGCGTTAAGGCAATGCCTGCTGGCGGTAAAGTTTTCATCCGTCCAGAGGTCACCACGCACACAAGCATCGGTGCATCCATCAGTGAGCAGTCCCCAACAGGCGGAACCCTTGTTGTGTTTAACAACCAAGTCACCAAGCAGATTTTCGGCGGATATGTAAACATTTCCGAGGCTGACATTGATTGGTCAGATCCTTCAATCCTTCAGGTTGTTCTTGACGACATGGGCCGTATCTACGCCAACGCAACAGACAACTACGCAGCAGACACCCTCGTGTCGGGCGCAAGCGTCACACAAGCATTCGCAACAGCAGACGTGGCAAAGCCTGAAGTGTGGATGGCAGAAATTGCAGAAGCTGCAGCAACAATCCTCAGCTCATCTGACGGCAACTTGCCTACCCACCTCTTCTTGTCTCCCGACCGCTGGCGCAACGTCCTCGCATTGAGCGACACCGCTAACCGTCCGTTGTTCCCACAGGTGGGCCCAATGAACGCATACGGCGACCTTGGTGTGAACCAGTACGGCGGAAACGCTTTCGGTCTCTCCGTTGTTGTTGACCGTAACTTCGCATCCGGTACCGCAATCGTCGGTGACGCATCCGGTTACGAACTCTTCGAACAGCAGAAGGGCACAATGTCCATTGAGTCACCATCGACACTGTCGCGCACAATCGCTCTCCGCGGTTACTTTGCAGCGTTGATGATTGACCCAACCAAGTTTGTCAAGTTCACATTCGCCTGATCACTAGGTAGTAGGAAAGGGTCTGTATGTCTGTTTACACAATCACTCATGGTTTTCACTTTGAGGATGTTTCAGCCGTACAGACCCTGACCCCTTCTGAGGTTCAGCCCGGTGACAGCATCGTTGTCGCAGGCGCTGGCGCAAAGTTCAACGGCACCTTCACCGTTATCAGCGTTGAAGAGTGGGCCTACATTGGCAAAGACCAAGAGGGCTATCTCGAGTTTGACTATGAGGTGCCGAAACTTAATCAGGTTTTGTATGCGGTCACTGGTCAACCCGATGATGAAGCGTATGCAGCTCTTGCTGGCACCCTGACGTTTACAGAGACAATCACTTGGACTACTTCAGCACTTGTGCTGGCGTGGCTCGGTATTGACGTGGCAACAGCTAACGACACCGCCTTCGTGGCTAAGTGTGTCAGCGCTGCTAACGCTTGGTGTTTCCGTAAACGCCGTGAGGCTGGATACACCGATCTACAAGCCACTGTCCCCAGCGCCGATGTCGAGTTAGGCACCACCATGTATGCAGCAACGCTTTACCGTGAACGCGGAACCAGCGGTGATGCATACGGTGCATTTGACGGGATGGGCAACCTTGCACAACCAGTCACTCTTCATCGCATCATGCAGCTCTTGGGCTGTGGCAGGGCACAGGTTGCCTAATGGCAGCAACGGGCATTCTTTATGAGGCTGTAAACACGGTGAAGACCGCGTTGACTGCTCTCAACCTTGTGCCCATCACTGACCCACGCAACGCTCGCCCAATGTCCGTCCTAATCCAGTTACCAACCGCCACAGCGTTTACATACAACGTGGGCGACATTCGACTAACCCTCAGCGTCCTTGCACCGCCACCCGGCAACCAAGACGCAGGCGATTACCTCATGACTATCGCCGACCAAATAATGAACTCACCAATCGCAGTCACGGACTTACGCCCGGGGCTCGTATCAGTAGGAGGACAAGACCTGCCTTCCTATGACCTAACCGTTGCCGTAGCCGTACGGCGCAACTAACCAAAAGGAGCCCTCATGGCTACAACAACATTCCTCTCGAATGCCACCATCAACTTGACGCAGGGTGCTACCACCACTGACCTCTCAGACCAAGCCAACCAGTGCACCATCACCATCGGTAACGACCCGTTAGAAATCACCGCATTTGGCGACGCAGGCCACAAGATGGCACCAGGTCTTCAGTCGGTTGACGTGTCAATCACATTCTTCCTCAGCTATGGCGCATCAGAGGTTGAAGCAATCCTCGCAAGCTGCGTCGGTCTCGGAACTACGACACTCACCATCTCACCATCGGGCACCACAGAGTCTGCCAGCAATCCAGAGTATGTGATCTCAAATTGCATGCTCGCTGACTTCACCCCCATCAATTCGACCGTGGGCGAGATTGCGACCGTAACAGCGAATTTCACTTCTGGAACTTGGGTTCGCGACGTTACCGCACCCTGATCTAAACCCAATCATTTAGGAGAAACAAATGAAACTGACAATGCAAGTTGAAGAAAAGGAAGCGACCTACACAGTCGTCACCAACCTCTTCGTCATTATTGCGTGGGAACGAAAGTTCAAACGCAAAATCTCGGACTTGTCTAACGGCATCGGGATGGAAGACCTAGCGTTTATGGCCTACGAGTGCTGTAAACAAATCAACCATTCTGTACCGGCAGTGTTTGATGATTACATCAAGCGCCTTGTCAACATCGACGTGCTTGACGAGGAAACCGTAAACCCTACCGACGGGGCAGTTATCACCGAGTCTTAGCAGAGCTGCTATTGGCGACGGGTTACTTCCCCCCACAAATACCCTTCGATATCGAGATGCTGGAAACAGTGCTTGCTATCTCTCACGAAAAGCCACAGCAATGACGCAAGTATCAATGAAAGTAGAAGGAATTAACGAAGCCATTCGCTCTCTCAATAAATTGGAACCGGGTCTGCGTAAAAAGTTCAACGAAGAAGCAAGGACTATTGCAGCGCCTGCTGTAAACGCCGTACGCGACGGTTACAAATACATTGCTCTCTCTGGCATGAATAGAACTTGGCAAGGCCCAGCTGTAAAGGGTCGCAAAGTGTTCCCTATGACCGTGGCTAAAGCCCGTAAGGGAGTGGACGTCACTTTTAACACCGATCGCAAGTCCACAGGCGTCATTAACATCATCCAACGAGATGCCGGTACTGCCATCTTTGAAACCGCTGGACGCAAAAACAAAAACCCTCTTGGTAAATCTTTGGGGCCTATTCAGCCCGGTCGTACTCGTCTGCTTGGTCCGATTGTTTACTCGCGTAAAGCAGAAATTGAAAAAGTGTTGTATGCAATGGCGCTTAAAATCGTAAACAAGATTGATAGAGAGTTGCGCTGATGCTTGGTATTCCTATTGTTTCCTCGTTTGACGGCAAAGGTATTCAAAAAGCAATTAAGGCTTTTAAGCAACTTGAGACCAACGGTCAAAAAGCTGCTTTTGTTTTGAAGAAGATAGGTCAGGCTGCTGCGCTTGGTTTTGCTGCTGTCGGTGTTGCAGCTGCTACGGCTGGCAAGTTCATGCTGGACTTCGCAAAGATGGCTCGAGAAGACCAAGTTGCGCAAGTGCAGTTGGCTGGCACTTTACGGCAAACAACGAAAGCGACCGATGCCCAAATTGCTGCCGTCGAGGATTACGTGGACGTCACGCAGAGGGCAACTGGCGTTGCCGACGATCAGCTTCGTCCGGCTATGGGTCGTTTGCTTAGGTCTACGAACAGCGTTCAGAAGTCGCAGAAACTGCTCAATTTGGCGCTTGATATCAGCGCTCGGCAAGTTGGGTCTTCGTTATGACAAGGCAGAACTCAAGGCTAAATCTTTTAATACAATTCAAAAAGAATTAACCGACCAGTTTTCAGGTGGCGCAGCAGAGAAGGCCGCAACTTACGAAGGCACGATGGCGCGCCTCAAAATCACTTTTGACGAACTTAAGGAATCCTTGGGGCTTTACATTCTGCCTGGGCTTCAACAACTTGCTGACGGCGCTATCAAGGTTGCTGACGCTTTCGGTAAGAAGGGCTTTGCTGGCGGTGTTGAAGAGCTGAAGTTCCAGCTGCAGTTTTTGTTATACAACGCTGACGGCAGTTTGAACGCAATCGGTCAACAAATCAACAGCCTGCTCAATGTGTTCAACAGCATTGCCCGTATCAAAAACCTCTACAACTTTGCAACGTTTAAGCCGTTAGCAGAAATCATTACTTCGGGTAACACTGACTTTTCTTTTAGCGCTGGCACCCGTTCAGGTTTTGCGGAAACAATTGACCCGACACAAATGCAACAACGTCGACGCGGTGTTACCGCTACTCAGGGTCTGGGTGCTTCTAACTACATCCGTCAGAACCCTGGCAGTGTAAACATTGAGGTCAAGGTTGCTCCGACTTCTGATCTCGCAGCTGTGGGCCGTGAAATTGAAAAAGCGCTGGTCGCTGCAGGTCGTACCGGTATCCGCATGGGTGGGCCGAAAAAGTAATGGCTTATCCAACTCCTGTAGTCCAGATTGCGTTTGACGACGGTCCGTATGTCGTGAGCCCTACTTGGACTGACGTCACTTCGTATGTGCGTGAGATGACTACTGACCGCGGACGGTCTGACGATTGGGGCAACTTTGACGGTTTCGCTTCGGTTGTGTTGTCTAACCGTGATCGTCGCTTTGACCCGTTCAATACGTCAGGGCCGTACTACGGCAAACTGTTACCGCGTCGCCAAATACGCATTCTTGCCATTGACCCGAACACGATGGTTTCCCACCCTGTGTTCCGTGGGTTTGTTGCCGGGTGGCCACCTGTGTGGACTGACGCAGGCAAAGACTCGACGGTGACGCTGGCGTGTTTTGACGCTATGGGTTTGCTTGCGTCTGATGCTCAGCCTGCCGACTGGAGCCGTGCCTACATCCTGTCTACGTCGCCACGTCACTATTGGCCGTGTGATGAGCCTGTGACGCCGTTTGTCGCTGGCGGTGTCCTGACCGACTTGGGTTCTGTTCCGTTTAACTTCTCGACAACCACAGCTGCTTCCAGCGGTGATCAACTTGCCGTCGGTCTTGTCAACTCGTCGGTGCAGGGCACAGGCAACTACGCAGCAACAACCGCGTCGGGCGCTGTGCAAGGCGTGGGCAACTTCTCAGCGTCCATGTGGATTATCCCGGACACGGAGACCGACTTTGGTAGCGGTGGCATCTACTACAACTGTGCCTTCAGCATCCAGTACGACGCAACACTGTCGGCCTATCAGGTTTACATGCTGGACTACAACAGCAACGTCCAGCGAATTTGGTACACAGGTCAGAAGTTTGACGGTGGCACCGCGCGCATGTTGTCAATCACTTTCAACGGCACAACTAAAGCGCTTGCTATGTGGGTTGACGGTGTGTCTCAAACAGTTGTGACCACAGCTCCGACAGGCATCCTTGGGTTTACTGTAAACGAGGCGTATTTGTTGGGCTCTGGACAGACCCAGCAGTTCATCGTGTGGGACGGCATCCAAACACAAGCCGTGTTTCAGGAAATCTTCAAGTACTCGACGGTTGCTTTCTCTGAGTCGACTGCTGCACGATTCAACCGTCTCATCGCTCAGACTTCGTTTCCGTCCAGCATGACTTCTGCACCGTCCGCGCCAGCGTCCACGGTCCTTGAGATAACAGACGATGCACCGATGACGACGGCAGAGCTGCAGAAGGTCGCCGACTCTGAGTATGCGCCGCTCTTCGTGACCCGTGCTGGCGTGTTAACGCTGTACAACCAAAACCAGATCCGCACACAGTCGCGCTCGATTGTTTCGCAGGGAACCTACGGCACCGGGGGCTACGCCATCGGGCCTCAGGTTGCTATTGCCTATGACGGCGACTCAATGCGCAACGAAGCCGATGTGACAATGTCTCAGGGCGGTGTTTACACGAAGAAGAACACGTCCAGCATTGCGACCTATGGAGCAGCTGAGGCGTCGGTTGACACGCAAGTTGCGTCCCTTGCTAATGCTGTGGCTATTGGTGACATTGTCACTGGTTGGGGCGGTCAGGTTTACCCGAAGGCTGACCCTGTCGAGGTTGTGTTGTCGCCCGATGGGGACTGGAGCAACGCGTTAGATCGTGAGCTCAATGACCGCATCACGCTGGTGGTTTCTCCGCCTACTGGTAATGCAATTACGACGCCGATGTTGTTGTCTCGTATTACGCACTCGGTTGTGCCCGGACAGTGGCCTACGACGTTTGAGGGGTCTGCTCGTTGGGCTGCTGTTTTTATTCTCAACCAATCTCGATTGAACGGGACTGACCTTTTAGGATGATGTTATGACTTACCCAGTGTTCGCTAGTGGCGATGTATACACAGCACAGGATGCAAATGCAATTGGCATGTGGCTTGTCAAATCTCAGGCTGTGGGCACAGGCGTTACCAGCGTCAATGTCACAAGTGCTTTCAGCGCCGATTATGACGCATACAAAATTGTCGCTAGAGGCGTCCAAAGCACAGGTTCAGGTAACAGTCTCCAACTTCAATTAAACGGTTTAACAACTGGTTACTACGCAAACATCATCTATACCACTTGGGCAAGCGCATCAGTAGTTGCTGCAACTGACAACAATACGACTTTGTGGAGTTTTGCAGGTAGTTGGTCAAGTGATGGTCTCGTGCTTGACGTTGACATCATCAACCCGTTTTTGGCCCGTCCTACCACGCTTAACAACGGCTCATACGCTTCGCACCTTGGTGGCGTCATTAACGGTAAACAAACGTCATCTACTTCCGTCACTGGATTCACAATTACAACTTCGGGTGGAACTATGACAGGTGGCTCAATAAATGTTTACGGCTACAGAAACTAGGAACCATGATTGAAGAAAAAAAGCCCCTACTCATCCAAATCGACGACCTAGTGCGTGAAATGACACCCGAGGAGATTGCAGCACATGAAGCGCTTATCGCTGACATTCCTGCTCTGCCTAGCGCTGAGTAGTTGCGCAGACCGCGTTCGCTACAACTGCGAAGACACCCAAGCCACAGGCACATTCGAAAGGCGATGCCAATGAACCCCGACAAACGACTTACCAACGAAGAAATCAAAGCCCGACTCATCCTCATCGTCGGCGTCGCACTTTCGTTCTCATTCGTTGCAGCAATCGTCTCGCTCATCTACGGGCTCTTGTTCGTAACGCAACCTCTCGAGCAGGCACCCAATGACGCCGAAGCATGGGCAGTCCTCTCACCGATGCTCATGACCCTTGCCGGTGGCCTCATCGGACTGCTCGCAGGCAACGGTCTCAAAGACAAACCAAAAGAACCACCAACAGGAACACCCGTACCATGATTAGCTCCACCGTCACAGTCGCCACCACCCCAACCCTGCTAGTGGCGGGCGCCACAGGCACACGCACCATTTACCTCCACGTCGTCGGCAACAGCGCTGTTTACATCGGCGAAGCAAGCGTGACTACAGCTGCAGGATTAGCCACCGAAAAACACACAAGCCCTATCCCCATCATTCTGCGAGATGGCGACAGCCTGTACGGCATTGTCGCATCGGGCACCGTTGACATGAGAGTGTTGAGGGAGAACTAATGCCACGCAAGTACCCATATTTCCCTGCGTGGAACGGTGAAGCCACAGACCCCGTCACCAAAAAGTTTTACGACCTGTGTAAGCGCCGTTGGGCTTTTACCAACTTAGGCATGTACGCCAACCGCCCAATGCGAGGCAGTAAGAACCTCTCCGTGCATGCGACAGGCTTCGCCGTTGACATGGGCTATCCAGCTACCCGTGCAGGCCGTGCAGTAGCGCGTGAGGCATGGGATTGGCTCATCGAGCACACCGAAGAGCTGCGTATCTGCGAGATTCACGACTACTCGTATCTCAACCCTAAGCAGGATTCAAAAGACAAGACCGCGTGGGGACGTGGCTACCGCTGTTCCCGTGGCGAAGGCGTCAAAGGTGTCAAAGTGTTTACAGCGACCGACAACGCAGGCACACCCGGCGGTGCATGGCTACATGTCGAGGTGTCTAACGATTGGGAATCACCA